GTATTGAATAACATTATATTTACATTTAGTTCGAACAATACGTTTACTGATAACTTATACAATTGGTTTGAGTTGATAGTTTTTTTTATTAGTGTATTAAAATTAATGCAATCGCACGATCTTTTAGATGAAACTTGGGTTCAAGAACTACAAAAAATACAAGATATAAAACAAAATTATTGTAAAGAATGTATGGATTCTATTTCCGTCCATTCTATCTTTATTAACAACAACAGACATATTGATAAAATTATTAATTCAGAACTCGCACTTTCGAAACACGATACCATAGAAAACCATATGTATATATCTAAAAATACTCTTTCGTCTATTATACAACAAAATAAAGAACCCAAAGGAGAACTTAGTAAACGCCATTATAAACTTATTGATATTGCTTCTTTTTTTGTTACATTAGAACCAGAACATATACAGTCTTATTCTAAAACAAACCCTCGCGATTTAACACACGATTTCTTCAGAATACATCCATATGTTGAAGATATACACGTCCCAATGTCTATTTTTATCTTTCATAAACTAAATTCGATTTTCCTTATTTATCAAGAAGTCGCATCTGTTTCTAATAATCGCACTATGAAATCTATACTTAAAAAGACATCCAATAAAAATGTTAAAATGTCACATACTAAAAAAGTAAAAATCAATACCGAACTTAATGAAACATATCGCAATATACGCAAAAAACATACGAAAACACGCAGAAGCCGAACTAAACCAACACAATAATGACAATGTTCTCAAACTATTGAAATGTAAATGATATAAATGATTTTATTGTAGTATATTTACCTACACTCTTATTATTATGGAACCTTGTCATTTACCTACCATAGAAGTTACCAAGGACTATTCTTCCTTTTTTCGGGACGAACTCGTTTTCTTTTATTTTCATTCTGTACGGTTTCAAAATTACGCAGATATCAATTCATTTTCGAATCGATATGAAACTCTATTATCTATTTTAAAAAAACAAATGCATATTAATAGGGATGTTACACTGCCACATTTAAGTTTGGTTTATAAACTCATCGCAAATACCAGAGATATACGACACGGAAAAGGATACCACGATACCGCATATATGATGATTTGGAAATTTTACAAATTCTTTCCGACTTTGGCGATTTATATGTTATATCGATTTGTCAAAAATACCGAGAATCAACACTACACATATGGGTCGTGGAGAGATATTAAATATTTATGCGGATTTGTCAAACAACATAGTCGACACGGTGAAAATGACTCTCTTATTGAAATTTGTATTGAGCTGATTAATACACAACTTAAAGAAGATATCAATACATGGAAATTTTCTGAAAATGCTATGAATGGACGATTTATATCACACGTCGCAAAATGGATTCCACGAGAGAATAAGAAATTTGGATGGCTTTTTAATTTATTAGCTGATAATTGGGGAGAAACACAATATCCATATATTATTAACTCCGCATCCAATTACAATTCACAAATTAAAGCACGGAATAAGTACAAACAATTATATAGAAAAAATGTCTCCTTTTTAAATAAAGCACTTGATACAGTTGAAATCAAATTATGTGCAAATAGAAGACAACTTATTGAACCACATAATATACCTCTATGCGCGCATTCTAAATATAAGAATGTTTCTTTTTATGATTCAGATGATAATGACAAACTCGAATGTAGTCAGCAAATTATTAATCATCTTGAATCCAAATATTCACTTCACAATGTATATGACAATAAGGGTAAATACAATACATCATCTATGTTACCTATTTCTTACTACATAAAACAAGCCATTTCAGTTATTCAATTAGGGATGAATGACTCCAATACACAATTTCATATTCTTAATAAACAATGGGCGTATTTGGAAAACAACACAACATACGCACAAACGGAACCGATTATTCCTATTATTGATATTTCGTCTTCTATGCGAAAACACGACGATGAACCTTTGTATGCCGCTATTGGCTATGCTATTCTTATTTCTCAACAAAGTTCTATTCAAAATAGAATTATGGTTATAGATAGCAATCCGATATGGGTCCAATTTGAAGATGATATGACGTTCGTTCATAAAGTAAAACGGATTATAGATATTATTTCATCGGCATATTCTACCAAAGCATCATATATCAATACATTCCGTCTTATTGGAAATTCGTTTTTACAGAATTCTACACCTGATAATGAAATCCAGAATCTACAATTTGTTATCTTCTCTACATTTACAGAACAACAATCCGATGATAATAGTCTATATAACACTCTCACCAAAACACTTTCTTCCTATACCAATGCGGTACCACATATCTCGTTCTGGAATCTATCTAAATATGAAAACACATTGCTTCCGTGTCTTCCGGAACAAAACAAAGCCAAATTATTATCAGGTTATTCTCCACATTTGATTTCTCAACTGTATAATCCAACAAAGTATTACACATACACCCCATATACTACCGTTCAATACGAACTTGATTCCTATCAATATGATGTTCTTGATGATTATATTACCTATATTGTGTATCAAATGTAGTTCTATATTTTAACGTCATTATAATGATAATAACTATCAGTTGTTGTTATCATTTACATTACACCTTTTTTATTGCATCGTATATTTTTGTCTCTCTATGTAAATTATTCTGGATTGTGGTTAACATCTTAGCACGAATATTTGTTTTCTTTTCTTTGCTTATTGATATATTGTCTAGTATTTTCATCATTTTTTTACTATCAGTATTGCTTACATTATTGAATAATTTCTCTATATTGACTATCATATCATTACTAATTGGACGTTTGTCTGGAGATGCTAAAATAACATCTTCTAACGTCTTTCTATAAGAAGTCCAAGAAGGGACAGTCACATCTATATTGTTTAATTCCAAATCACGTATTATATATGAATACATTACAGATACAGCATAACTATCCCACGATGACACATTCTTTTCTAGAGCATCCGCTAGGTCTTTCCACGGTTTTCCTATGAATTTTCCAAAATATTCGTGTAACGTATTTTTATAAGTATTTCGTTTGGCTTCCTTCAACAATTCTACCATACCAGTGTTTTGGGTCATGAAATCATTTATTACTTTCGTTATTTTCTCTTTTGTTACCATACCATCTAACCAAGTTTTGGCTTTCTGTTCTTCAAATCCTACGAAACCTAACATACCTGGAGGAATCACCTCATTCTCCAATTTGTTTGCCATATATGTCAACATACAAATATCTATACACCACGGGGAATAATCAGGACCATATACAAAAAAGACATCGCGATATTTATTCGTATTCAGACTTTTTATCTCGGATGATAATCCAAAATCAATTATTATTGGATTTTTGGTTTTGTCATCAATCATTATATTGTTCTCTTTTACATCAAAATGGACTATTCCTGCTGATAACAATTTTTTGAAACCCATTAATATACTTTTGTTAGTATCTAACAATACACGGAATAATTGCTTTGGTGTCTCCTCTGTTACATTCAATATATGTTTTGCTAATGTATTTTTTCCTACATATCTTAATTTGTTTGTCTCATACGACTTTCCATCGTCTTCTATAAAATCACACCTCTTTACTTTTTCGTCAGTCATTCTTGCCATAGAAATTTCACACGTTTTTAAAATTGGCGCAAAATAATCATCATAGTTCTCAATGTTTTTTATTATTTTACCCAACTTTGTCTCTTTTTGTGACGTATTCGCACTCTTCTGAACTTTTGTTATATATTTTTTATTTTTTGTTGGGGTTCCTTTACAATTTAATTCAGGACGAAATATACAACCATAACTTCCTTGGTTTATTAAATCTACACCAGTTTCTACCATTATATATATTCACTCTACAATAAAAAAGAACGACCCGTCCTTTTTAATTTTGTTTATGCTTTTATTATTTTTATTTATTATTATTCTTTTGTATTGGTATTATCAGTTTCGATTTTTACTTTAATTTTGTAAAAACGATTCTTATATGTCTTCTTTAACCGATTTACAGCAGCAGTTGTCTCAATACGGTGTTCTTCAGCACTCATTGTATCACCTGATAATAAATCACTTACGCACTCAGAGTTTTCTTTCATATATAATTCAAAACTATTCGCGGGTGTAAATCTACTTATCACTTTACCATTGTCAGTCATATCAATATTTCCATTTATTTCGCGAATAATTTGGGCGTCCATTTTATGAAGCACTTCTGACGCAAATCCTTCATACTTCTTACGCTCTTTAGGCACCACATTCATATTATGTATTTTATTACGATAATAATAACGAGAACTCTTATACAAACGACTCATCACATCATCCGCCATTCCCTCTTTTATTAAGCGACCCTTCTCTTCTTCCATCATATTACTTACCTCCTCTTCTTTTATCCAATTATTCCAAGCTTCTTTATAAAGCTTACTTCCATCATACTGATGAAGCTTCGCAAAATCTGATATCATTTCTGTGATTTCCTTGTTGAATTTATAACGATTTGTTTGTAGTTTTAAAGAACTATATTGTTCTTTTGTTTCTATCAGCAAATCAGAACTTTTCAACACCTTCACTTCAGAATTCATTGTCTTCTCCATTGTTATTACCTTTGTTAATTTGGTATTATTATTTACTTATGTATAGTATCGTATTAAAGTTTTCAATTTTTTATATATCAATACATCAATTGATATATAAACGCTCTCATTCGGGGTTGAACCGAAGACCTCGCGATTAACAGTCGCACGCTCTAACCAACTGAGCTATGAGAGCTTTTATGTTATGGAATATTATTCCACAACCAAACGACAATCTCATTGCGCGATACTCACGCTCCACTGTCAATATATTATATTAATACCCCTTTATATTATTTTTATACTTTATTTATTTCGGATTGTATATGAAATGAATAGTCCGTTTGATAACTATAACAGTCATTGTATTCTTTATTTAGAGCCTTTTCTTAACAATTTCCATAAAACCTACCAAAATATTATTACGCTCAGTTCTATCCCTGATGGACCTCTCGCTGATCTTGTCACTACTACCTCTACCTCCAAACTTTCTCCCTTTCAACAATTAAATTCTATATCGTCTAATCCTTCCAATTGCATACACGTCCTATTACGGTACCCTAAAAATAATACTGGGTCTATGTCTTCTATCAAAAACGCAGAATATTTCATGGGTCACGATGATATACCTTCGATTTTCTCCTATTTACAGAGTAATGGCTACGAAGTTGATACCAATCTTACTAAGATGTTATTTAAAAGCGACGTCGTTGGGGGCTCTTCTCAAAATAGGCTCTCGGGTAATAAAAAAATGATATGCATGATACGTTATGTCAATTAATTTTTTGTATGATAATTATATAATATGGGGCTAACCATTAAATCATTGTTTACATCCAATACGGCGGGAGCGGGGGGAGGCACCGGTTCATTCGTTAATCCAGTCGCATTCGCGGTTGCGGTTCAACCGGGAATAGTAGTAACTCCTCCCACATCGGTTAATGAACTTGACTTCTTAACTGAATATTACAAGGGTATTATCGAAATTATACAAACCGAATATAGCAGTAAAATCGCGAATCAAACATATGAAAATATACCCACTGACTTTTCACAATATACAAACCTTGTGACACAGGTTCAGAATATGCGTACGAAAACTACCGACCAGTCTGCTCTATTATTATTACAAATCGCGGAAGATACCTTACGGGGAACATTTAATTCACTATCATTATATGGAGACAATCTATTATTACAAATTGATAAAGTCGAATTACAAAAACAAGTTACCGATATTCTATCTGATAAAAATCTTACAACAACACAATCTACATTGTCTTCTAATAATATGACACTTACACAAAACTTCCAATTAGCACCTGTATTTAATTATTACATACGTATCTATGGAGCACCATTACAAGGTCAGGGATTTGACCCAGTTAAAGTCGCATTCCTTATTTATACCCTACAAGAAAATGGGATTGACCCATATTCTTAAAATTGATTATTACCAATTTACTATACTATCCCAATCTAATCACTTATATGGCTAATACTCCTTACTGTAGAACTTGCCATAACGCAGGGAAATCTTATAATGAATACACCAATCATTGGACCAGAGATAAACCAGGGAAAGATGGCAATATTATTTGTCCAGTCATTTTAAATACTGTTTGTAATTATTGTAAGGAAAAAGGCCATTGGATAAAATTTTGTCCCAGGTTATCAAGTAAACCAGTTGAGTCAGAATCATACAATCAACCACCCGATCTACCTCTTAATTCATGGGCTAATATACTCAAACATGAACTACCGGATGTAGCACAACGGAAGTCACCCTACTACAATGATATTCATATTGACGTCAGTGTATGTGATGTTGCTGAAATATCACGACCTACATCTCCACTTTATCCTCCACCTACTGATTATTCTAGACCACCGTCTCCCGATTGTCCTCCACCTACTTATTATTCATAAATATTACTCAAACTTATTTATTTTTTATTGGTAATTACCTCTATTTAAATATTGTTTTTAAATCATATAAAAATGATTTGATATTTAATATTAACAATAATGTCTACGACTGAATCTACTATACACGTTTGCAAATGTGGAAAAACATATAAGACCAAATCACCTTACATTAAACACGTACAAAAATGTCAATTTAACCAGACCGAGACCGAGACCGAGACCGAGGAACAACACGATAATATCCAAATCAATGCTACCACTGAAGATGAAAATGTTACCGAACAACAACAGGAAAAACCACGCATTGGTAGACACCTCGCACCAGACGCAGAATACTTAGCGCAAGTTGACAATGATATGAAAAACGATCTACAAGATTTTATGACTTCAGGGGGAAAGCTTCCACGAAATGAACAACTTGAAGGCGAAAATGTTACTGTTAACACTCTTGTTATTGAAACATTATTAAAGACAGTATTAACACAAGTTCTTTCACATCATCATAGACATACACAAAATGTTATCGACCAAAATACCAAACTCATTGAAGAAAACAAAATGCTCGTCAGGATGCTAAGAACTATCGTATATGCTAAAAATAATATTCAATATGAGGTTGACGTACAAAGTGACGACGAGAATGAAGAGAAACCAGACGAGGCAGACTCTAATAACCACGAAGAAAAAGCATAACCAAATAATATATAACATTTAGTCTGAAAACATATTATTGTATGAATTATAATATTTAATTATTCCATTTTATGCTTATTATACAAAATGGAATGGTCGTTTAATCAAGACCGAATGCTCTCTACAATTGAATTAATCGAACAACCGGACAGACATAAAAACTGTTATAGGTGTAGGTATTTTTGCTGTTTTTGGAAAAAAAAATCTCGACCGTAATATTTTGTTCCTATTATGTATATAGTTATGTCTCAAACCGATTTACATAAGTTCTCTATGTATTTTCATACCACTCTACGTAATGTAGGACTTTATACCACATTATCATATGGCTCATTAGCTTACTCTCGCGTTTACCGGGGAAATACGCCCATTTATGATAACATGCTTATTGCTGTCAGTATCGCATTCCTTTTGATTGCTTTCATTATTAATTACTTCTTATATCAAGATATTCTAGCATTTATCAAAAAACAAGAACTTGGGGATGAACTTAATGGATATCTACGCATATCACAAGCCATCTTCGGAATTCACAGTATTCTTTTTATGCTTGGACTCTTCACTTTACTTCGTTCTTTGACTTTTGTATAACAATATGGTCTTATTATAATATCATTATTATAACAATATAAACCTTTCTCGCTTATTATAATAACTTAACTATGCCGAAAACGGAAATAGATTATTCTAACAC